CATATGATTCAACAAGTGAGTCTGCTGCCCACTGCTCTACATTTAAATTTAAAGATGGCTTCTGCTCGTACTTTGCTGTGTGCAATTTACTGTATCTGCTAAGCAAAGCCATACGGTCTTTGCGCTCAGCCATTAGTCGTTGCTATCAGCCTCTGATTGTGCTTCTTGAATCTTTTCTGTTAATTTGTCTTCAACAAATTTGTATACCCTGTCAAAAGCCTGTTCTGTATTTTCACCATCACGCTTAGAGTCAATTACCCCAAGATCAAGTCTTAATGATTGAAAGTTGCCCAGATTAAGTGTATAGCCAAGTGTTACTGATACCTTTGTATTTTCGTTTTCCATTACCCCACCTATCTTTGAATTTAAATGTTCTCAGACCAAACAGGAATAAATCTTCCATCTTCGGTCTTCGTATATGTAAGTATACCGTCACCCATTCGTCGTGTCAACTCTTGGCTTGTAGGAATACTATTATTTGTTATTAATCCGTCTCTTCTTGGTTGCCCAATATGTCTAGATCCCAGTATAGCACGAATCTCTCTTATGTGATCTTCTGAGTAGTAAGACCTTATTTGCCAACCTCTTTCACCGTTCAACTTTGCACCAACTGGTGGTGGTATAATTCCATTTTTAATTAATGTTGGCATATATTTTCTATGACGATTAATTAACTTAGCAGTCTGGGATACAGTGTAAACTCTTTGCCTGTTCCGTCTAAAATCTGTGCGAAGACAAGTCTCAAGTCTATCTTTAGTAATATTATAAAACGTAACCATTCCAGTAGAACGAGAACTATGGTATAAACGTACAAGGTCTTTATTTAAAAACCAAAGTTTTTTACTGCCCTTAATTATAGGGTCGTTATTGTATTGTTGGCTCTGGATTTTTCCTTTTGCAGTATCCATCTACCTTGCCCACTTTCTGACGGAGGGTGAAAAAATACACGATAACCACATGATATGCAGAATGTTTCTAAGTGATCTATGCTGCTATACTGTCTGTCAACAAACATGCGACCTTTACACTTTTTACAAAAAATCATGCCCACCTTTAATTTTAATTAGGAATGCCAACAATTATTAAATTAACTGCTATGGCTAGATTTCCAGATTCACCGAATCTAACAAATCCATCTACTCTTGAGGTTGTTACTGATGTTAAAATAACGTTTACATTTTTACCAGCAGGGGTGCCGCCAATATTTTCTAGTGTTGCTGACACTATTGGTGCAAACTTAAAATCTGTAAACTCTAAAAAAAACGTCTTTTCTGTTGATGCTGAAACCGTAGAAAGAGTTGCAACTACTGGAACATAGCCTCCAACTATTCTTGTTTCTGAAGTTTTTGCACTTTGTTTTCCAGCAGTTCTTGTATCAATTGTTGCATAGTTAAATGTTGCTGAAGATACTTCAGTAGACAATTGATTTACTGTGTCAACTAATTTATAGATATATGGAACATCTAAAGGTTGACCACGTTCTGGTAACGGTATTTTTGCCATTTATTCCTCCTATTTAATTATACCAAAGAAACTAGACCAGAGTTGTAAATATCAAGATTATTATTTAGTGTCTTTGCAGACGACTCTACTTGAATAATTACACGAACATTGGTTGTTCCAGTTTTAATAAATTGATATGAATGAATTGGGGTGGTGCCATGATAAGTTGGTGTAGCCCCATCAAATCCAACAAAAACATCATACTTTGGCCTATTTAATTCATCTCCCCAAACTGCGCTAATAACTGATGTTGAAACTTGCACTGCTCCAGTTACAGCAGAAATTGGAACAGTATTAGTAACAAACGTTGGAGACCATTGAGAAGTTCTGTTTTTATCTTCAGAAATGATTCTGTACCTTAGAACGTATGCAACCGTGTCAGAGTTAACTGGCGGCAATTCTTCTTTTAAAACAATTGCTTTTTTTACAGCCATTATGTTACTCCAACTGAAAATCTAAATTCAACATAGTTACTAGTATTAGGAGACTTAATAATAGTTTCAGCATTGTCATTTTTAATAACTGAGTATCCTGTTAATCCATAAAGCGGGTTTGTCGTTGCAATATTTTCTAGTCGCATAGCATCTAAAGCAATATAATAATTGTTAGAAGGAACATCAAACTCTCCACTTTCATCTGTAATAACACACGCATAAATTTTAACTATAGTTACTAAATCCCAAGTAAATCCTGAAGTAGTATACAGATCCTGTAATTGTTTTGAAACTACAAAATATCTATTTGTTTCAAAGTCTGCAATTGCATTGTCTAAGTTTCCAGAACTTCCATGTTCTATTTCTGCCTCAAACCTTGCAAACTCGCTGCCATCTGTTGAAGAAAACTCAACCAATATTCTAACTATTTCTGGAATTACAGAAGAGTTACCAGTTTTACTTACTATTGAAAATGCTAGTCTAAGTTCATCAATCGGGGAGTTTCTGGTAAAATCTACATTTGCTCCAGTTAAACGAATATGATTTGATCCTTCCTCAATTACAAAGTGATCAAGAGTATCATCACTTTCAGTACTTATAGTGAGGTCTGCTTCATCTCCTCTAATTAAGATTATGTTATTTAAAAATCTACATCTTTCATATCTGTTTGCACGAGATGCTTTATAGAAAATAGAATTGTCTGCATTTGTTTGAAAAACGGTATCTGCAACAGCAATAACATTATCATCATTTGGATCATCTAGCGGTGCACTAACAACATCAATAGCAGTCGCTGATGCTCCTGTTTGATATTGCCAATTTTCTCCAGTAGTAAATGCAAACACTGTCTTACTGTCATAGGCTCCAGCAGATGGATTTGATCCTGCAGAATATAGCCCTACCTCTGATATTTCATATCTTTCTTCTGTTGGTAGTTCTGCTGTTAAAACTATTTTATTTATACCGTTCTCATTTACAAACCCTCTAGACGAAATTGGCACACGAAACATTTCAAAATCAAGGTTTTCTTTTGTTGCAAAGTCATCTGCTACATCGCCAGTTTCTAGCGGGGTAGGTCCACAACCAACAGCCAAAAATGACGCATAGGCAGGGGCCTGACCAAGCATATACTTACCAATAATAGTCTTGCCAGTGTTAGTTATCAAGAGGTTACTTCTCCAAATTCCGCTTCATATATTGTACCACTTGTGGTTATCTCTACCTGAATTTGCTCATCAGATTCAAGATTTATTGCTTCTATAATCATGTTGCCTGTATCATCATCTAAATAAACATGTTTGCCATTAGGCCCTGTTCCTGGATCTGGAATTTTGTTTTCAAGTTTGATAGAAAAATTAGCAAAATATTTATCTGAAGTAGACTGAAGGCTAAGAATATTGTTTGGATTATACTGCTGTTGAATTGATGAAAGGTTTTTAATTGGTTGATACGAAACCTGTTGTCCATTAACAATATCATTTCGTGCTACATTTATTAATTCGTGCCCTCCAATATTTTCAAAAATAAGGTCTGTCATTATTTCAATTGGGAGACTTTCATCATCAAATAAAACAGTGTCTATCGGTGCAGTTTTAACTGGTGGTGGCGGTGGCTGAATTACTGCAGGGGCTAGTGCTGTTGGTATTGCTGCTGGGGTTAATGGCTCTGCAGGTGGTCCAGCATAAAATCCGCCAGCAGCATCGTTGCCGCCAGATGTATCGTAGTTATTTGTTGAAGTTCCGCTACCGCTATTTGCTAATTGTCCTCTTAGTTCGTTTGCTGCGTTAGAGGCGTTAAGCCATGCGGTCATTGCTTTATCAAATTGTTTTGGACTTAAATTTGGATTATCAAGTTTACTTGAAAGGGCTTCTGCACGAGCATCTGCGGTTGCTATAGATTCTCTTAAACTTGGTGCTGGTGCACTAGTTGGAATTCCTGCTGCTTCTGCTGCAGATTTTGCTCTAGTAAACCCTCCATCGTCATAGGCACCCATATTACACCTCCGCTAAATAAGTAGTCATGCTTGGTCCAGTATTGCTTCTAGAGTATTCAATATTATAAACTACAAACCGACTAGAGTCAGACGCTACAAGATCTAGTCCAGAAGAATCTTTGTAGTCAACTGTTACTATATCTCCTAATTGCATTGTTGGAATTGAAAATAGATTTACGCCTACCGATTTTTTAGGGTGCATAACTTTATTTATAATCCAACCCATTAAGGCCTGAGCATCATCATCTGTTTGAATGTATAGGCTGTCAATTGAAAATTCATTCTTTCCATATATCATTCTGCTTTGTCTAATTTCATCATACTTTGCTTTTTCTACAAGTGGTGAAAATATTAATGAATTACCTTGAAATTCTGGATCAGACAAGTTTCCACGTTTTTTAAAGTATTCATCAACAGTTAATTCGTGTGTAGTATCTTGTGTAAAGGTTACTCCTTGAATTCTTAAATAGTTGCCAGTTGTTTCATCTAAACTTAATGCAGTGTCTGTAGCATTAAATATTAAAAACTCTGCACCATAAGAATCTGCTATGAATCCAGAAGTTGTATATCCTTTAATTCTATTAAATGTTGGAGAAAGTTGGGCATAAAGAGCAGGGTATGCACGATCATATTTAATATCAAAGTATGCACATTCACGCATAATAGAGCCAAACTCCTCAAAATACATTTTATACGCTGGTGGCTCTTGTGCGCTAATTCCAGATAAATGTGTTGCTTGAACAACTCCACTCATTGCATATTTTCTAAATGATTCATTTGCATTAATTTTACCTTCTGATAATACAGAAGCAAGGGTTTCTCCTACGGTAAATACAGTATTTTGAGAATAATTTTCAGACAAAGCATAAATGTTTTCAAACATACATCTAGATGATCCACGAGTAAACAAAGCCATGTTGTTATAAATTGGAAGTGGATCTGTGTCGTCAACTACCTTAATTAATTTATTATTAATATATAAATAGAATCTTCTTATTTTACCAATGTCTTGATACTCTACTGATAGATCATATACCGTTGGATTTTCTTCTCCAGACATCCTATACTGACCAGTAAATCTACCATCATCAACAATAATTTTTGAAAGGCCCCCCCAGAGTTTAACTGGAATAGCATTTGTATTTGCTGACTCTTTTTTAACTTTATAAAATAATATATTATTAATAGATTTTTCTGCATTGCCTTTTGTATCAAGTTTTAAATAAGAGTTAATGTTGTCTTCTGTTAAAGCAACAATTTCAAAATAATATCCATTGTTTGTTTCTGGATTAAGTAACACTGCAATGCCTCCAGATCCACCGCCAATTGTTGGAGTTTGGTCTGGCTGTGTTCCAGATGTTTCATAATAAGTTGTGCTACCAATTGGCGTCTGAGTTCTACTTGTATTATTTTCTATTTTGCCAACTATTCTTAATCTAGTGCCAAAATGTTTAAATGAATTGTTTAAGTTTTTATAAATATATGAAACAAACCCTAATGGATTATCTGTAGTTTTAAAAGACGGTCCATTCATAACAAGAGCAGATGATTGAATTGTGCCAGACTGAGTTGATTTAAGACTATTTACTTGTGTTTCTGTTAAATAATTTGTTGCCATAAAGTTTTTAATAATTCCATTGGCGCTTGTTTGTTTTGCTAAAACATTAGACTCAACAGCCCCTGTACTTGTTCCTGCTGCGCCAGTTGTAGTTGCTGGATAGGTCACGTCTTCGTCTAATTGAGTTGTAAACAAGTACTGTGTTTGCATGTTTACTCCACGAATATTGTTTGCACTGGTCCAATATTCATCAATACCCGCTGTATGAGAAGTTATTTCTGTTCCAAATTGTCCACGACCGTGATCTACAACTGCTCCATTTTGTAATCTTGTAATACCATCAACTGTTTCATAATATGGAGTTGAATGTATGCGAACCAATCCAGTAGGATATATTTTTCCGTTAAAGGGTAGTGATGAAAAATAACTTTGATACTCTTGATTGCTACTAATAAAAACATTACCAGTTCCAGTTATGTTAAACTCTACGGCATCATATTTAATTATTTCTCCATTAGAATAAAAATATCCTTGATATCTTGTAAGCCAATAAATATTTTCTCCAAGATCAAGTAAATTATTTGTCATTAAATGATTAACAACGGTTGGTGGCGAAGATGTAAGGTTAGAGTTTAAAGGCATGGCTCCTAAAACATAATTACTTTGTTTAGATGCAACCTCGTTGATAGTTTTTGTACTTTCTGTTCCAGACACTTCCCAAAGTAATGACGGTTTATATATCCAAGTCTTATCTTTATCAATCATGCTAGACTGTTTAATAGATCCATAAGATCTTTGAATATATCTTTTTGTATAATTAATCTTTCCATCATTATATATTTTTTTATCTTTTGAGGCTATAGATATAATATTAGGCAGGTTGCCAGATGTTGCATTTTCTATAACCCCACTGTCTGTCTGATTAGTAGTTCCAGATAACACAAATGTTGTTTCTCTTTGACTTTCTGTTGGCATTAAATAGTCTTTACTCATTACAACGAAATTGTTATATTCATCAAAAAACATTGCAGTTTGTGTAGCAACGGCTAGTTGATTTAAAACTTGTGCAACGTTTTGGTCTGGAGCAATAAAGAAAAATGGTATAACTGCTTCTGATTCTCCTTCAACTCTTCTAAAAACATAATTACTAAAGCCAATATAGTCAAGCAAGGTAGAAATTGCATAACTCAAAGACGCCTCTGTTGTCAATAGTCTTGGGGCTGGCATTGATTCTAAGAAAAAGAAAAAGTCTCTAAGTTCTATTGATAACGTTCCGCCAGTAATGTCTGCCTGTGGAAGACCTTCTGAGTATAAAGTTTTAATTGGAACATAATAGTCAAACCCTTCAACATCAAGGACAATCTCATAGAAAGTAAATTTAATATTTTTTCTAACGTAGTCTGCAATAATACTAGATGTATTCTGATCATTAAATGCTTGATCATCGTCAAAGATAGATAGTTGACCATTTGAAGCAAGTAATTGCCA